CACACCTATAAATAACCTATGGGATAGGCAGGAAAGGACAAACAGATGAAAACAGAAGATTTACAGGCAAAAGGATTAACTCAGGAACAGATTGACTTTGTTATGGCCGAATATGGAAAAGATCTTAATGCAGTAAAAGCGGAGAGGGATGGTTATAGGTCCCAGCTTGATACGGCACAGACTTCTTTAAAAGCGATGGAAGGGATTGATGCTGCTGGATTGCAGACGAAAGTTTCCGATTTGACCAAGCAGCTCCAGGGCAAGGATGCAGAGATTGAGAAAATCAAAGCGGATTATGCTTTTGATACATCTGTGAAAGAAGCTATTCGAAAGGCTTCCGGGAGAAATGAGAAAGCAATCATGGCGCTTTTAGATATGGATACTTTAAAAGCATCCAAGAATCAGTCTCAGGACATTGAAGCAGCAATCACGGCCTTAAAGAAAGATAATGATTATCTGTTCCAGCAGGCAGCCACAGTTCCTCGTGTAGTTTCTTCAACTACAGGAATCAGCAATGAAGCACAGACTAAAAAAGAGCAGGCAAATGAAGCACTTAGAAGTCTGCTCGGAAAAGGAGAATAAAGAATGGCAGTAAATATTACAAACAGAGCGGATGCAGAAGCGATTATCCGCGAACAGGTCGTATCCAGTATTTTTCAGGACGCACCGAAAAATTCCGTATTTATGGGAATGGCAAGAAAACTTCCAAACATGACATCTAACCAGACCAGAATCCGAGTACTGGATTTCTTACCGACTGCATACTGGGTAGATGGTGATGTTGGCATGAAACAGACTACCAGACAGGCATGGGATAACGTGTATCTGAATGCTGGAGAGCTGGCTGTTATCGTACCTATTCCGGATGCAGTGCTTTCTGACGCAGAATTTGACATCTTTGGCGAGATCACTCCGCGTGTCATGGAAGCAATCGGACAGAAAGTAGACGCAGCAGTTATCTTTGGAGATAACCGCCCAAGAGAGTGGCAGGCAGATCTTGTTACTCTGGCAAGACAGGCAGGAAACAATGTTTCCCCGACAACAGGAAAAGACTATTATGATCTGATCCTTGGCGAGAATGGTGTGTTTGCAAAAGTTGAAGAAGATGGATATGGAGTTTCCGGAGCTATTGCACCAATGAACTTCAAGGCAAAACTCCGTGGTCTTCGTGACACCACTGGTCAGCCAATCTTCAAGAGTAATATGCAGGATGTTGCAAGATATACTCTGGATGGCGCTCCAATTACATTCCCGGAAAACGGCGGATTCTACCCAGAAATTGCACAGCTTGTAGTTGGTGATTTCGGTCAGGCAGTATATTCCATTCGTCAGGATGTAACAGTGAAAATCCTGGATCAGGGAGTTATTCAGGACCCGGCTACAAAGGAAATCGTCTATAATCTGGCACAGCAGGATATGACAGCACTTCGTATTGTATTCCGCATGGGCTGGGCTCTTCCGAATCCAGCTACCAGAATGAATGAAGACCGCACTGGATGTGCATTTGCATATCTTGAGCCAGGTACTCCTGTTGTTACTCAGAAAGTTACATTTACTGTAACGGACGGTAAAGAATCAAGCCCTGTAGCTTATGAAGGTGTACGCATCAATGTGGATGGGGCAATTCTTGTAACCGGAGATGATGGAAAAGCGGAGTTTAACCTGCAAGCTGGTACATATACAGCGAAGATCACCAAGAAGGGATATATCTCGGTGACAGAAACCTTTACTGTGGCAAAGGCGGCAGTAACAAAGAACATTACTCTTACAAGCCGAGAATGACAAGGATGTGATGAAAAATGTATACTTCGTACAATTATTACGAATCTGGCTATCTGATGGGCCGTGATTCAAGGCTGTCTGAGGATGAATTCCCATTCTGGGAAAAACAGGCTGAGCGTGTGCTAAACCAGTACACCTTCAGCCGCCTGGTTTCCAATTTCGGGCTTATCACAGATGAGGTGAAAGATTGCGCCTGTGAGCTTGCAGAGCTTCTGTATCAGGCGGATAAAAGTACTCAGCAGGCAGCAGAACAGGGCGGTGTTTTGCAGTCCTATTCCAATGATGGAGAATCTGGAACTTTTGATCTGTCCAAGTCAATTTTCACGGAAGAGGGAAAACAGAAGAAGGTCAAAGAGATCATTTACAGATATCTGGGGAACACCGGGCTCTTGTATCAGGGGGTGTGAGCATGAACCAGAATTACATTCATACCATCACCTTATACAATCGGATTCAGGCATCAGACAGCGAAGATAGGAAGGAGCACTGGAAGAGGATAGTGCTCCATAATTGTTTCTGGAAAGCACAGGTAAATACCGGTTTTAATGATACCCAGGCAAGTGTTCAGAACACTTATGCGGTGCGGATTCCAAAGGATGACAGATACTTACCTTACGCAGAATACAAAAACTCTCCGGAAGAGCATTTTACAGTTTCGCAGGGAGATATTGTTATTTGTGGGGAATGCACGGAAGAAATCACGGGGGAATCTGGAAAGACTGCGGCACAGGTCCTGAACAGATACAAGCCATCAGCATTCAAAGTAACGGCATTCTCTGACAATACTAGTTTTCTGCTGGCGAAGCATTACAGATTGGGAGGCTGATACAATGAAAGTGAAATTCGAGTGGAATGATTCTCCTGATCGGATTGCCAAAAAGAAACTTGGTGGACAGCCGGGCATGCTTTTTCTGGCGGCAACTGCAGCACGTTTCATGGATCCTTATGTACCGGCAGATAATCTGGTGCTTGTGCAGAATATAGACATCACTGCTGATGAGGATGCGGGTTATATAACCTACAACAGTCCCTATGCTCATTATCAGTATATGGGAGAGATGTACGGTCCAAACATCCCTATCTTTGATGGAAAGGAATTGATGGGCTTCTGGTCTCCGCCACACAAGAACCCGACAGGCAGAAAATTGAAGTACAGCACATTTCGCCATCCGCTTGCAACAGATCATTGGGACAAAGCCATGATGACTGCAAGGAAAGAAGATCTTGCAGAAGCTTATGAAGAATATCTGAAATTAGGAGGAAATACGTGACAAGGCATGATGCGGTAAAAGAGTATTTTGAACCAAAGGTCAGTGAGCTTGCCGGAGATATGCTGAATTTCAACTTTTCTCCGGAATCGGAAGACAGCATCTCGCTGATCACGAATTATTCTGATAAAGTCAGGAAAAAGTACATTACCGGTGATGTGCAGAAAGAGTATGGCTTTACGATTGTGATCGTAAAATCCTATTCTTCTTTCCAGGATGATCTGAATCTGGAAGCTATGAATTTCGCACAGGCTTTTATGGATTGGTTGGAGCAGCAGAATGAAAAGAAAGTTTTCCCTGATTTTGGAGAAGCGTGCGAGATACAGAAGATGGAAAATCTTCAGAATATGCCAAACCTGTCTGGCGTTAATCAGAATGGGACAATGGCAAGATATATGATACAGTCAAGAATTATTTACAAAGAAAGGAAGAACAAGACATGAAGTTAGAAAGAGAAGCGTTAGCGCATTTCCTGGATACTTCCTGGGGAAAAGATGCGGCAAAAGATGCAGCTAAAGCGGTGTGGGAGATCATTGGCGAAGACATCGATGACATGTCCGTAGATTTGAACCCTGACATTGAGAAGAAAAAGAATATCCTTGGAAAAGCAAAAGTGAACGACAAAGGTTATGAACCGTCTATTAGTGCAGATCCGTTCTATGCAAATCCAGAGTATAAACTTTATCCGAAGATTCGCGATCTTGCTTTAGGACGCAAAAAAGGAGATGCATGCAAGAGCCTTATGCTCGAGGTTATCGTGGAGGATACCACAGCGGCTAAGCATTTAGCTTATGCACAGGAAGTTCTCGTAAAACCGCAGTCTTATGGCGGTGGTACAGAGGGAGTTAACTTCCCGTTCAACATTGAGGAAGACGGAGCCAGAGTAAAAGGTTATGTGACAGGAGAATCTGTAAAAACTGGAAACCCAGTATTTACCGCAGGAGAAATTGAAGCTGCGTAAGTAATACTGATTTATGGGAGTGCCATTAACACTATGGCGCTCCCTGATTTTTTATTTCAGGAGGAAATTATGGAACAGACATCCAATCAGAAAGCAAACACAATCGTCATTGATGATGGTAGTAAAGAATATAACATTCAGAATCAGCATGGAGAGACACTGGCAGTCTTCCGTTTCCGCCCATCGGACACCAATATCATTTCCAGATTTGAAGAGGTACAGAAATTTTTTGAGAATTTTAGTACAGAGGAAAATGAATCTGTAAAAGAATGTGAACAGAGAGTGATTGAACGGATTGATTATCTGGTAGGGGCAGATACTGGCTCTACATTCTTCTCTGTGTTAGGACCGTTCTCCCCGATGAACAATGGAAAATTGTTCGTGGAGGTATGTATGGATGCCTTGCGTGATGTGATCGACAAAGAGTTTGATGTCCGGATCAAAAAGAGTCAGAGCCGGGTAAACAAATATACGCAGAAATACCAGAAACACAGACCAAATTATACAAAGAAGCGCCGTCATGGATGATATGTGGAATCTGCCCCATTCTATAGAATTGGGCGGTGAACAATATGAAATTCGAACGGACTACAGAGCTATTTTGGATATCCTGCGGGCTATGGCAGATCCTGAACTCGATGAAAATGACAGAACGGAAGTGCTTTTTAAAATTTTCTTCTGGAATCCAGAGAAGATCCCGGATGAGTATCTGCAAGAAGCTATTGACAAGGCATTTGAGTTTATTGACTGCGGAATCAAAGGTGATGAGAAGAGTAAAGTCCGATTGATGGACTGGGATAAGGATTCCCCTCTGATTGCTTCCGCAATCAATAAAAACACCGGAAGAGACATACGATCTGTGAAGTATATGCACTGGTGGACCTTTATGGGCGCATATATGGAGATATCAGAAGGCCTTTTTCATGAGATCCTTCAGATCCGGCAGAAAAAAATGAACGGTAAAAAGCTGGAAAAATGGGAACTGGAATTTTACCGGAAGAATAAAAAACTGATAGACATTCAGCAGCAAAAGACAAAGCGGTCAGCTGAGGAAGAAGCTGCTCTTAAGGAATTATTTGGTGGATTGAAGAGGTGAGATTATGGCAGATGGAACAATTACTCTTAAGGCTGAGTCAGATGATAAAGGTGTAAAAGTGGGCATGCGTGATATAGAAGCCTCTGTAAAACGAATGTCCACATCCGTAGAAGGCCTTGGAGAAAAAGCTAAGATTGCCATACAAAAGCAGTTGGATTCTCTTTCAAAACTGAATAATCAGTATGTACAGCAGGAACAGAAGGTAAATGATCTAAAGCAGAGAATGAAAGAGCTCTCTGATCAGAAGATAGAGACAGATAAATACAAGCGGCTTAGTGATGAGATTAAGAAACTGGAAGATGAGTTTGAAAAGGTTGAAACAAAACAGCGTGAATGGCTGGATATGGGCTTTTCAATAAACTCTGCGCCGCTTAAGGAACTTGACAAACAGATGGACGACATCTGGGCGGATATTGATAAAATCCAGCAGAAACAGGCTGAAATGAGAAATTCTGGTACTGCTTATGTGGACCCGCGTAGTTTATCAGAGTACCAGAACACCGCTTCCAGACTTACAGTGGAAGAAATGCGACTGGATGATATGAATAACCGGTTAAACACTTCCTTTGCCTCTACAGAAATGCGTCTGAAAGAATGCAGTGAAGAAGCTGTTAAGTCATCATCTAAGTTTAACGGACTTGCAAGCGCGGCAAAGCGTTTTTCTGGTAGGTTAATACAATCTGGAATTACCGGCATGAAACGAAAGGTTCACGAACTCTGGCAGGCTCTTGATAAGCTAATGGCGAAATTTATGCAGCTGGCATCTGGAGCAATCACTGGTGGTCTGCAGAAGATTTCAAACGGTATCTTTGCTATTCATAAGTCAGCAAATAAGAGTACACTATCACTGAAAAATCTGCTGAAATATGCATTCGGAATACGTTCACTGTTTGTACTCTTCAACAAGATGCGAAGTGCTGTTGTAGATGGTATTCAGAATCTCGCCAAGTATGATCTGGCAACCAAGACAGGAGACGTAAATAACTGCCTGTCTGCACTGATGTCATCTCTGACGCAGCTGAAAAACAGTTTTGCGACTGCATTTGCGCCAATTATTACAGTGGTGACACCTCTGCTGGTGAATTTCATTAACATGATATCCCAAGCGGTAACACGCGTGGGAATGCTGATTGCAGCACTTACTGGGCAGAATACTTTTACCAAGGCGGTTGCGGTTCAGGAGAATTACGCGGCCAGTCTGGATAAGACAGCGAATAAAGCAAAAAAGGCTGCAAAAGAATTAAAAGGATACCTTAGTCCAATTGATGAAATCAACCGATATGATGATGGGAAGACGAACAGCAATACTGGTTCAAATGGAAAATATACAGGTCCGTCTCCTAAAGATATGTTTGAGGAAGTTCCTATTGAAAGTTCCTTGAAAGGGATTGCAGATAAGATCAGAGAACTGATCAAAAACGAAGATTGGGAAGGCCTTGGAGCTTACATAGCCAGTGGAATCAACAAAGGACTTCAAAAAATCTATGATGTCATCAACTGGAATAACGTAGGACCAAAGGTAACGAAGTTCTGTGATGCATTTACCAGGACATTTAATAGTCTGGTAGATAACATCGACTGGGACCTGATGGGGCGTACAGTTGGTGCCGGCATCAATACTCTGGTAAACACCCTGAATCTTTTGATTGCAGGAATTGACTGGAAGAACCTTGGAAAAAAATTTGCAACCGGTATCACTGGTCTTGTTAGGGAAGTCAACTGGAATAATCTTGGACAACTTATGGGAAACAAGTTCATGATTGCCTGGAAAATCTTTAATGGAATGGTTCACAATCTTCCGTACAGCGAGATTGGAAAGGCTGTTGCAGAATGTCTGAATGGCGCAATGTCCCAAATTTCTCTTTCAGAGGTTGCAGATACGCTGGCAACCGGATTGAATGGTGCATTTACATCATTATATAGTTTCTCGGAGAGCTTTGACTGGTCCGAACTGGTAGATAACATCGCAAACGGTATCAATACTTTTGTATCAGAATTCAAGTGGGAAGAAAATGGACAGAAGCTGGAAGTATTTCTGGATGATCTGTGTAAAGCACTACTGAATATAGCAGAAAAGACAAACTGGGAATCTTTTGGTGCCGGCATTGGTACTTTTATTTCCCAGGTTGACTGGGTTGGACATCTGAAACAGGTGATAAGTGCAATAGTTAAGGCATTAGGCGGTCTGTTTGATGGAATGGAAGCAGGTGGAACAGCCGGTAAGGTAGTATCTTTTCTGAGCAAAGTATTTTTAGCAGTGAAGATTGCAGATATTACGGGATTGGATAGCCTCATAAAGCTGCTGGTTGGATTTCTAGGAAAGAAATTAATAGGTTCTGAAACTGTAGCTGAATTATCGGGTAGTCTGACCACCTTATTAGGAAATTCCGTGAAAGGTGCGGCTGGTGGCTTTTCTTCACTGGCGTCATCTATAGCTCCGCTGGTAGGAACAGCAGGACTGATTGTAGGTGTGGGCGTAGCAGCAGCTACAGCTACTTCTGAACTGGCAAAAATGGTAGAGACCATGCAGGGCGGCAATGGTATTGGCGGCACATTTGGAAATACCATGGATGACTTCATCCAGACATTACAGCGGCGCGGCGATATCATATCCGGCTCTGCAACGGAAATCTGGGATCTGAAAGAATCTCTCGAAAAAGAGGGCATGACTGCCGAAGAAAAATCCAGTGCAACACAAAAACTCATTGATAAACTGGGCGAGATGGGCGTTACATCTGAGCAAGCAACACAGGCATTTGAGACATTAAGGCAGAAGGGACTTATTACAGATGATATGTTCGATATTCTATCAGAATCTATTAAGACACTTGGCAATGATACAACCAACATGGCAGGGCAGATCAACCTTGGAAGCCAGAGTGCACAAAAATCTTATGATGATCTGAAACTTGCTATCGGAAACCTGACAAATCAGATGCATCTTGGAACTGATGAACAGGGACAGTTATTGAATGCTCTGGACAGAACCGTGGATTCCGGTGGCACTGCACAGGACGCATATAACAATGTCATGGCAGCAGTTAAGAATATGGGGGGAAATACCGAGACTGCAGCAAAGATTTTCTCGGAAGTTTTTCCGAATGCGGTGCAGGTCACAAAGAGCAGCGTAGATAAAAATATCATTGGAGCACAGCAGACTGTAACGACTTCTACCGGAAAGATGAAGGCAGATGCAGAAACGAATCTGGCGGGACTTCAGAAAGCGGCGGAGAATGCATCTGGTGGTGTAAACACAGCAACAGTGAAGAATTGGGGTAATTCGGCATCAGAGGTGGATAAAAACCTTGATCAGATGAAGCAGCATGCAAACCTGAAACTTGGAGAAATGCAGAAGACGGTAGATTCTCATTTTAGCAGCCAGTACAATACCATGACTACAAAATGGCAGAAAGCAAATGAGCGTATTAACCAGATCATAGCAGATATGGCTGCTATGATTAACAATAAGATGGAAAATCTGGTGTCATCCATGGAACGTGCGGGAAGTAGAATGGGGAACGGCTTATCGCGCGGTGTATCTGAGGGAACCAGCGGAGTCAAACGTGCTTTGAATAATGCCGTTAGTAAAGTGAACAGTACGATCGGAAACATTAATAGCGCTTTATCTGGAATTGAACATGGTTTTACATTTTCGTATGATGTACAACTTCCCACTGGTGGCCGCAGATGGGGTAATTACAGTTTGAATTTACCAAGAGTAAATACAGTTCCATATTTGGCAACAGGAGCTGTAATTCCACCAAGAAGTGAGTTCCTGGCAGTTCTGGGAGATCAGAAGAACGGTCGGAACTTGGAAGCTCCGGAAAGCCTGATAAGACAGATATTCCGGGAAGAAACTGGCAGCAGCCAAGGAAGCAATACATACAATGTTTCTGTGTCCGCTTCTGGAAGAAAATTCTTGGATATCGTTCTGGAAGAAGGGGAACTGAGAAGAAATCGAAATGGCGGAAAAAATCCGTTTAAGCTTGATGATTAGGAGGCGTTTGGATGGCAGAAGAATGTTTTAAAATTGACGGAGTCGCAATTGCGGCTCCTGAAACCTATAAACCGGTGTTTTCTACGACAAGCACCAAAAGTACGAAACGTGATCAGACACTGACTATGCATAATTCCGTTATGGGTACTATTGCAGGATATGATATGACCTGGGGAGAACTTACGTGGACTGAGATTGCAACGATCCTGAACGTACTTATAGATAAAAAAAGTTTTACATTTCATCATAAGGATCCGAGAATTCCGGGAAAATGGATTGATGCTTCTTTTTATTGTTCTAACTACAATATGGAGGCACAAACATTGGAAGAGAAGGCTGAGAAGTGGACAGGCTTGGCAATCAATGTAAGGAGGAAAAAGAAATTATGATCAATGTATCTGATCAGCTCCTGAAAGAGTCAAAAGAAAACCAGGATTATTATGTAACAGCAAATGTTACCCTTACAGATGGAACAAAATTATCACTCAAAAAAGAAAACTTCTATCTGGACGGAAATGGAATTGTTGATTCTGCGGATAGTAGTAGTTTCCCAGTGGGAGTGGCTATCGAAAAAACAGCTACATTGTCCCTTGTAAATGATGAGGAACAGTTTTTGGGATACAGTTTTAACAGGGCAGTATTTGCAATTTATATGAATCTGGAATTATCAGATGGGAAAGTGGAGACCTTCAAGCGAGGGTCTTTTATTGTGTGCAAAAAGCCAGCTATTGATGAGGAGATAAACCTTACACTGTTAGATTATATGAGCAAAACTGACAGGAGTTACGAAACAAATCTTACTTTTCCCTGTACTGCGGGTGAGGTCCTGCAGGATTCCTGCCAGACGTGCGGGATTACCCTTGGTGATGCGACTTTTAAAAATTCTGATTTTCGAGTAATGAAAAAACCAACCGGTACCACTCATAGAGCAGTGATTGGTATGGTAGCCGCTCTTGCAGGCGGCAATGCCAGAATTGATGAGAATGACCTCCTGAGAATCGTTACTTATCAGGCGGCACCTAAAGTAGTAAAGCTTGTGGAAGCTCCTTGGATGGATGCTAGTGGAAACAATATCTATGATATTGAGGAAAATGAAATCATTATAACAAAGGAAGATATAACAATCGGCTTAAAGCTCGAGGAAGGTATTGATGATGTGCAGACGGACATCGATATTATCACAGTTACCGGAGTGAAGTACACAGAAGACGAGCGGGATTACATATACGGACAGGAAGGTTACTTGATTGATTTGAAAGAAAATCAGCTACTTTCCGGAAATGCCGAGGACGGTGTGAATTGTATTGGCCGGATTTTAACTGGCTTCCAGATTTTGCCATTTTCTGTAAGTAGCATACCGATTGGATATGCAACCTTTGGAGATGCAGTGCAGTTTGAAGATTATCGAGGAAATATATATCGTTCCTATGCTACTGATATTGAATTTTTATTTGCTGATTCTACCAATTTTTCCTGTAAGGCAAAGAGTGTAGAATCTCAGGGAGCAGAGTACCCGGATGAAAATAAAGTGCTGATAGAGCAGGCAAAAGAAGATACACGTCAGAAAATGACTGCTTATGACATTAAGCTAAAACAGATGAATGAGTTAGCTGCCAATACTTTGGGATTTTATTTCACAATCGAAAATCTAACGGATGGATCCACAATCGTATACCGCCATGATAAACCAACTTTAAAAGAATCAAAGATAATTTATAAAAACGGAATTGATGGCTTTTTCTTATCCGTTGATGGCGGTGAGACATGGAAATCCGGATTCGATTCCAATGGAGATGCCGTACTTAATATTTTATATGCGATCGGTATTCAAGCGGAGTATATCAATACCAGAGGATTAACGGCTAAAGACAACGATGGAAATATTACGTTTCGTATAAATGCAGATACAGGTGAAGTTGAAATAAACGGAAGTAGTGTTTATATCGGAGAAAAAAGAGTGGATAAAATGCTTGAGGACATGAATAATACCATCGCATCTGCCAAGAATATGACCTTACAGCTGAGTAACGACATGCAGACGATCGCATCTGACGCAGACGGAAACATTCCGGTATTTCCAACAGTGGCAACCACAGCGTCAGTTATGTATGGCTCACAGGATGTAACCAATGATTGCAGTTACACGATTACGAAATCCGACAGCGTGACCGGCTCTTGGGATGTCAATACGCACACCTATACAGTCACAGGACTGATAGCTGATAACGGATGGGTGGATATTAAAGCCACTTACCTGCAAACCTTGTCCATCACAAGAAGATTCACGATTGCCAAGCTTAAAGCCGGAAAGAACGGAGTCAATGGACTGGATGGTTTGCAAGGCGAAAAAGGCGAACAAGGAGTTCCCGGAAAAGATGGCAAAGATGGAACAAATGGAGTAGACGGCAAGACATCATATTTCCACATCAAATATAGTTCCGTGGCAAATCCGACATCATCTAGTCAGATGACTGAAACTCCGTCCACGTATATAGGTACTTATGTAGACTATGAACCGAATGACAGCACAGACCCGAAGAAATATACGTGGTCAAAATTCGAGGGGTCTGATGGTAAAGATGGTATTGCTGGAACGAACGGCACAGACGGAAAGACGTATTATCTACATATTGCCTACGCGAACAGTGCTGATGGAAAGACAGGCTTTTCGGTTTCTGATGGAACTAATAAACTGTATATTGGCCAGTATACGGATACCGCCAAGACAGATTCCACTGACCCGACAAAATATACGTGGAGTAAGATTAAGGGCGAGACGGGAGCTGATGGAAAACCGGGAAGAACCTACATCATTGAGCCGTCTTGTAACGTGCTGAAACGTGGAGCAGACAAGAATGTCAGTCCAAATTTTTTGAAATTTAACGCATACTACAGAGACGGTGATTCGGCTACCAGATATGCGTATAAGGGCAGATTCGTGATCGAAGAGACTACTGATGGTAATACATGGAAAACCATTTACACCAGTTCAACGGATGAAGATACGGTGACACATTATCTTTATACGATACTGACCAATAGTTCTAGCGAAACTATTTCAAGCTCCAACGGCTCTACTATCGGTATTCCAAGGGATGTCACGAATGTCCGGTGCAAGCTGTATGCATCCGGTGGAACTACAACATTGATGGATATGCAGAGCGTTGCGGTTGTTATTGATGTAGCAGCGCTCACGCAGGAACAGATTGTTGAAATTCTGTCCAATGATGGCGAATTCAAAGGACTGTACTATCTGAACGGACATCTGTACATCAGTTTTGATGCATTGATGGGTAGCGCAGCAACCTTGGGTGGTACCAAAAACGGGAATGGCTACCTGAAAATCAAAGATGTCGATAACACAGTTAAAGGATTGATTGACCGCTCTGGATACACTGTATTCACGAACTACGAGGAAAATTCGAAGTATATGAAATATACAGGTGTTCAGTTTTCGAACGATGGATTATTTCCTGTCAACGTGGAGAAATTTTTTGACAATACAGTGGATACTGAAATAACTGAGCTAGAATTATGGTCAATTGATTGGAGCGATGGATTAAGCATTGATGCAAGCTATGGCTCTTTTGATGAACTTAATTGCTACGGTGGAAATTTAATACCGGATATGCTGAAAATATCAGATGTATTTACAGTGAAAAAAGCTCTTGCTACAGGTGATTTTTTCTACGCAGAGTTCCAAAAAGAATTATCATGTCGAGGGGGAATTCGAATATACGATTACCCTACAGTTACGACTGGATACAACGCATACATAGATATCAATAGCTATAAGCTCGGAAAATATAGTTCCTCGTCTGAAAGATATAAGATTCTTGGGGGTTCATTATCAGAAGAATTCATCGAGAACTTGTACAACATTGAACCAATAATGGCACGGTATATAGACGGATACCTCGAAGAACATGACGAACGTGTTGGAGTTTACTTTCCGATGTTCCGTGCGGAAGATGTGAATATGTATTTCCATCTGGCTGTAGACCATATAGACGGCAAAGCGGAGAACTGGAACGAACGAATTATGATCCCGGCAATGTTCGCAATGATAAAAGCTCAGAAAAAGAAAATTGACCAACAGGAGAAACTTATTAATAAACTTTGCGAAAAGTTAAATATAGAATGAATTATGAAATGGAGGCACATAAATGTCAGTAAAGCAAGTACAAGCCATTGTAAATGGTCAGGCTTATACCCTTACTTATAATAGTAATACGGGTAAATATGAAGCCACAGTAACAGCACCAAGTAGGTCCAGTTACAGCCAGAGTGGACATTATTACGGAATAACAATCAAGGCAACGGACGACGCTGGAAACGTGACCACCAAAGATGCGACAGATTCCGCAATCGGTAGTTCGCTGAGATTAACCGTTAAAGAAAAGGTTGCACCGGTAATCACAGTCACCAATCCAACTGCATCCGCAACACTTACCAATAACAAACCGACTATCACATGGAGCGTCACAGATGATGATTCTGGTGTTAATCCGTCTACTATCGGTATCACAATCGATTCCGGAAGTAAGATTACTGACGGCATTACAAAGACCGCTGTAACCGGTGGTTACAATTGTTCGTACACACCGGCAACAGCTCTTACCGATGGTTCTCATACCATTAGGTTTGACGCATCCGATTACGATGGCAACGCAGCTACACAGAAATCTGTAACGTTCAAGATTGACACCGTCCCACCGACACTGAGCGTAACCTCTCCGTCTGATGGATACGTTACCAACAAGAGCACGATCACTGTATCTGGTACAACCAATGATGCAACCTCATCTCCTGTTACGGTAACAGTCAACGGTGCATCTGTAACGGTTGGTAGCAACGGAGCATTCAGCACTACGGTCACATTGTCCGCAGGATCAAATACAATTAATATCGTTGCGAAAGACAGTGCCGGTAAGACAACAACCATTACCAGAACTGTCAAGTA